CGACGATCTTCCTAAGATCGAAAGTGCTCACAAGCGTAGCGTCGTCGCTACTTTGCTTGAGAACACCGAGAAGGCTCTTATGGAAGCCGCTGGCCATGCTCCTGGCAGCCAAATGCTTACCGAGTCTCCAATTCCCGTGAACAACGGTGTTGCTGGTGGCGCTGGTAACGTTGCAACGTTCGACCCTGTGCTTATCAGCCTGGTTCGTCGTGCCATGCCTAACCTGATCGCTTATGACATCTGCGGCGTTCAGCCAATGACTGGTCCTACCGGTCTGATCTTCGCAATGCGCTCACAGTACGCTAACACCACAGCAATGACTGGTGAAACGTTCTACAACGAAGTCGACACATCGTACTCTTCTGTCGTCTCTGGTGCTAACACACTGGGTCAGAAGAACGTTGGTGGCGTTCCTGGTTCTACCACCCAAACTAACAACCTGGCTTCTACCGGTGTTTACAACTTTGGTTCTGGTATGTCTACTGCACAAGCAGAAGCACTTGGTACCACAAGCAATACTGCATTCCCACAAATGGGTTTCAGCATTGACAAGGTTACCGTCACTGCTAAGAGCCGTGCACTGAAGGCTGAGTACACAATGGAATTGGCACAAGATCTCAAGGCTATTCATGGTCTTGACGCTGAAACCGAACTGAGCAACATCCTGACCGGCGAAATTCTTGCCGAGATCAACCGTGAAGTTGTTCGTACAATCAACGTTACCGCTACTCGCGGTGCTGCTTCCGGCACAACCACAGCTGGTGTGTTCGACCTTGACGTCGACGCAAACGGCCGTTGGTCTGTTGAGAAGTTCAAGGGTCTGATGTTCCAAATCGAACGTGAAGCTAACGCTATTGCCAAGGCTACTCGTCGCGGTAAGGGCAACATCATCATCTGTTCTTCGGACGTCGCTTCCGCTCTACAGATGGCTGGTGTTCTAGACTACACTCCTGCTCTGAACAGCAACAACCTGCAAATCGACGACACAGGCAACACTTTCGCTGGTGTTCTGAACGGTCGTATGAAGGTTTACATCGATCCATATGCAACTGGCAACTACATGACCATCGGTTATAAGGGTTCTTCTGCATTTGACGCTGGTCTGTTCTACTGCCCATACGTTCCTCTGCAAATGGTTCGTGCTGTTGATCAAGACAGCTTCGCACCTAAGATTGGTTTCAAGACCCGCTACGGCATGGTCGCAAACCCATTTGCAGAAGGTCTGACACTGGGCGCTGGCGCTCTGACAAAAGATAGTAACGTTTACTATCGCCGTATCATCGTCGAAAACCTGCTGTAATAATAAATATTACAACTACAGCATTACGATGCTTTAAAGGGGACCTCAGGGTCCCCTTTTTTATTGGATAAATAGATCAGTGAGGAATCAATATGAGCGCCATAGACAATCAACCAACTAATCCATCGTTTCTTTCACCTCTTGGTTTCAGCTTACAGATCAAGAAGTGTCCTGGTGTTAACTTCTTCGTTCAAGACGTAGGAATTCCAAGCGTGTCGCTAGGCACCGCTGATGCAGAAACACCTTTCACAAAGATCCCATTTCCAGGAACACGTTTAACGTTTGGTAACTTGCAAGTTACGTTCAAGGTAGATGAGGACATGAAGAACTATCTTGAGATCTATTCATGGCTACGTGCCGTCGGATTCCCGGATAACTTTGCACAATACAACAATATTGCTGGCGCTAGCTTTGCTACGGGTGCTGGGGTGTTTTCCGATATATCCTTGCTGATTACAACAAGTGCAAAGAATCCAAACATGCTTGTTACATTTTATGATTGCTTCCCTGTTGACCTTTCGGAACTAAAGTTTGATAGTACATCTGCTGATGTGGAATACTTAACAGCCACAGTGGCTTTTGCAAACCGTCGTTTCGACATACAACAGATAATATGACAGTATGAAATTTGATGATATTATGGATCTGTGGCAGCAAGATGCTAACATGGATAACAGTGAGCTTGGTGAAGAAAGTTTAAAGATCCCTCAATTGCATCACAAGTATTATAAGATGCTTGTCCAGGAGGGTCTACTGTTGAAGAAGTATGAGCAAGACTACAAAGCAATGAACAGGCTTAAGTTTGAGTACTACATGGGTGTCCTCGATGAGGAGACGTTACGTGAGCATGATTGGGAGCCATTCCAATTGAAGGTGTTGAAACAAGACCTAAGTACCTACATCGATAGTGATGCGGACATGCAAACTATTCAAGCTAAGATAGACATCCAGAAGCAGAAGATTGCTTTCCTGGAGTCCGTTATTAAAATGGTATCTAACAGAGGCTTCCTAATTAAGAATGCAATTGATTGGGAGCGGTTCAAGGTAGGTGGATGAGTGAAATAATACGTGTAACGAAGTTTAATGACGTACACATAAAATTACATTGTGATGCAAGTGTAGCATATGAACTAAACGAGTACTTTACCTTTTCGGTGCCAGGTGCTCGTTTTACTCCCGCATTTAAGAATAAGATGTGGGACGGTAAGATTCGTCTGTTCCATTTGATGCGTCAGACGTTATACGTAGGGTTGTTAGATAAAGTCAAACAGTTTGCAACTGATCGGGGATATCAAGTTGAGTACGATAAGCCCAATGAGTTCGCTAGTGTAAATTTTACATTACAGGATGCACAGCAGCACGTAACAGATATAGATCTAACGTTGCAGCCACGAGACTACCAGTATGAGGCATTCGTGCACGCAGTTCGTAAAAAGCGTGCCGTAATGATATCGCCAACAGCGTCTGGTAAGTCATTAATCATATACCTATTAACCACGCATCTAATAGGAAAGAAAGTCCTCATCATTGTACCTACAACAGGTCTCGTCCATCAGATGGCAAGCGACTTTGAAGACTACGGATGCCCTCCTGATCTAATTCATAAGATATTCTCTGGGCAGGAAAAGGAAACAGATGCACATATAACAATAACAACGTGGCAGAGCATCTATCAGCTACCAGCAAAATGGTTCTCGAAGTATGGATGTGTAATAGGAGATGAGGCCCATACGTTTAAGGCAAAGTGTCTTGTCAGCATTATGGAGAAGCTGACAACTTGTGAATACCGTTACGGGTTCACCGGCACATTAGATGGCACACAGACAAACAAGCTAGTACTTGAAGGGTTGTTTGGTCCTGTCAAAGTAGTTACTACAACCGCTGAGCTGATGGAGCAGAAGACAGTTGCTCAGATGAACATAAAAGCAATCGTACTAAACTACACCGACGAAGCGCGGAAGTTGTTTGCAAATAGAAAACCAAAGGCAGCATACAAAGACGAACTAATGTATCTGCTCCGCAATAAAGAGCGCAGTCAGTTTATTGCTAACTTAGTATCTTCGCTAAAGAATAACACATTACTGTTGTTTAATAACATTGATCATGGTAGAATGCTACAGCAGCTTATACAAGCTAACAAACCTGATCAAGAAGTATTCTTTGTGTTTGGTGGTGTAGAGGGTGAAGAGCGTGAAGAGATACGAAAATACGTTGAGGTGAATAAGAACGTAGTAGTCGTTGCTTCATACAAAACATTCGCTACTGGTACCAATATTAAGAACCTACATAACGTTGTGTTTGGTAGTCCTAGTAAGTCCCGTGTAAGGGTGTTGCAATCCATAGGCCGTGGTCTGCGGACAAGTAACGAGAAGTCAGAAGCCGTACTATATGATGTTGCTGATGATCTATCTTGGAAGTCATATCAGAACCATACTATCAAGCATTTCTCTGAACGTATACAAATGTACAATCAAGAAAAGTTTGATTACAAAATCTTTACTGTTCAATTAAAGGAGAGCAGCACATGATAGTAATACTTAAACTAATAAACAGCCAAGAAGTTGTTGGTGAGCTTGTTAGTAGCTCTGTCGATAGTGTGCAACTCAAACGGCCTCTAATGATTAACTATAGATACTATATCGCCGGTACACCATCGGTATCATTTGCTCGCTATGCAATGTTTTCTGCAAACGAGATTATGTCGTTTCAGAGAAGTCATATAGTCAATGAGATTGAAGCACGCCAAAGCTTCAATGATGTGTATGAGCGTCAGTCAGATTACTTCTTTAACGAACATGAAAGAATAATCGACGCTGAACTAGAATCTTTTGTTGACCGCGGAGGCGAGCAGCAGGATAATGATCAATTGAAAAAACTTTTGGAGATGATGCCAGTTGATGGCGCACAAGTAAACTGATGGCAACACATTACGTCGATAATAAACAACTCTATACGGTAATCGTTGATTACAAAACGAGAGTAGCTCAAGCAGAAGCAACAAACTCACCACCGCCACCAATACCTAATTACGTCGGTGAGTGTATATTACAGATTGCAAAGCGGCTTTCTACAAAGCCCAACTTTATTAATTACTCGTACCGTGAGGAGATGATTAGTGACGGGATTGAAAATTGTGTTTCTTATTTTGATAATTTTGATCCTAGTAAAAGTGATAACCCATTTGCGTATTTTACACAGATCATTTACTACGCCTTCCTCAGACGTATCCAGAAGGAAAAGAAACAGGTATATGTAAAACACAAGCTATCGGAACATAGTATGTTGTTCAATGAGCTTGTTGAACATAGCGATGATCCTGATTTCAACTTTAGTCCTGCTGACTTTGACAGTGAGAATGTTTCTGACTTTATTAAGGCGTTTGAAGACAATATCAATAAGAAGAAGATCAAACGAAAGAAAGGACTGGATGCATTCTTGGAAGAGGAACAAGAATGAAGATAGCACTGCTTGGTGATACGCACATCGGTGCACGTAATGATAGTCCAGCATTTCACAAACACTTTGCCAAGTTCTATGAGCAAGTGTTTTTTCCTTATCTAGAACAAAACAATATCCTTCACATTGTTCAACTAGGAGATGTGTTCGATCGACGGAAGTATATCAACTTCAATACTTTCCATCATGCTCGTAAGTATATGTTTGATCGTTTAAACAACGATTACACAACATGGATGTTAGTAGGCAATCATGACACGTACTTTAAGAATACAAACGAAGTAAACTCTCTTGAGCTCCTCCTAGAAGGACATCACAACATTAATTGTGTACATCATTGTACTGAGGTAGAGTTTGAAGACATTAAGATGCTTCTCGTTCCTTGGTGGTGTGAGGACAATGACGAGCATATAAAGAACACCCTTACATCAACAAACGCCACTCATGTTATTGGTCATTTTGAGATAGATGGCTTTGAGATGCACAAAGGGGCAATTCATCAGGGCGGTGTGTCTGCAAAGCTATTCAAAGACTTTGAAGCAGTCTGGTCAGGCCACTTCCACCACCAATCAAAGATTGGTAACATACATTACCTAGGTACGCCGTATGAAATTACCTGGTCTGATTATGACGATCCAAAAGGCTTTCACATATTTGATACAGAGACACGTGAGCTCACGTTTGTAGAGAATCCTTTCAAGATCTTCCATAAGATTCACTATGATGATTTGGACAAACAG